GATAGCCAAGTACGCATCGGCAGTTGATAACATTTGCCGCGCCGCCACTTGGGTCGCTCGGATATTTCATTTTTGAGCCATTGACGTTGAATGATTCGCCCATTGGGATGATCTTGCCGTTGACGCTTCGATGTGAGTCTCTGACCCTGCCATCATTCGTGCTTATCCATTCGATTTGCACATCAAGGCCGCTGTCTGTTGCTGCCATCTCTGCGCGTGTGAACTGCGAGACGTTTGCAGCTTTGTGCGTTTCAGTTCGTGCGATTGTCATAGCGCGAGATTTAGCACCATTGCCGCCTATTTTTTTGGCAATCATTCTAGATATGGATGGGATGTATTTATCAGGCTCAATGTTTTGGCTTATTTTCATTTGCTGAATAATGACAGCCGATGCACTGGCGATGGTTGTGTCTGCTATCTCTGCCGATGTGGTTAGCACGTTAGCCGCCAACACACCTAAAATTTGCGACTCGATGCTAGTGTCTAGCGTGTCAAAAACCGACTTAATGCTAATAATGCCAATGCTTCGGAATGTCTGATTTGTGACTCTTGAAAGCTCTGTCAAGATAACGACCAATCGTTTTTCGTGGTCTTGGCCAATACCTTGAAACTTGCTGTCGTTACCATTGTCCAAATAAGACTTAGCCAGTTCATCACCAACAGCCTTTAACTCTGCTTTGATTTTGCGAAAATACTTTGTTGAGATTTTGTCTTGAGCCAATAAGACCTTTCTTGCGTACTTGAGCTTATCAATACGCTTAATCGTCATGGTTTAGCCTAATTTATGGTGCAAGTGATGGAATGTCTGCGCCTGCCATATCTAACGGTATTTTGTTGCTATCAACAAGAATAACGTCACCGCCTTCTGTCGAGTCGTAACCCATTGCCGCGCGTTTTTCGTCAACTTTTAGCGAAGTTAAGCCATCAATAACCTTGTTTCGCTCTGCGCGTCTAGGCTCTAATGCCGTGATGCCGTCAGTATCGACAATTAGCTTATAAGTGGGCGGTATTTTGAAGTCTTTACGCAAGAAGCCGAGCAATTCAGAAAGCAACCCGTTAACCATCGGAATAACTTCATCTTCATAAAATGCGGCTCTGGCTTCTTCGTAATTTTTATACGTTTGACTGCCTTCGATGCCAATGATCTGAGGTGGTACGCGTAAAACTTGGCATACATCTAACTGGCTTAAACGCTTACCGCTGACAAACTCCATTTCGCGAGGGGTAAAGCTCATGCCCTGCCATTTCAAGCCACCGTCCAAAATCATCGGCTTGCCTGAGTTTTTAGCTCCTGCATATTTGCCGTTGAATTGTTCTTGTAAGCGATTGAATGACGTGTCGCTGACTTCGCTATCCGTCCACAAAACGCCGCTTGGAGTCATGCCATTCTCTAGCATAGCCTTGTTAGATTTTGCGTACTCGTTTAGCGTATCGATACTGTATGCCGCAGAGTAAAGAGGACTAAGTCCGCGCCATCTAAATAATGGATTGTATTCAGCCCAAATCATCAACTCAGAAAACTGGTATTGCTTGACCGTGGATTCTTCGTAAGTGTCTGACGGCGTATAAGAGCAAGTAACAGGCAATCCCATGCTAAAAGTGGTTATTTCAAGCCAATCAGGACGCAATGGCCATAACTCAACATTTTGACCAATGCCAATTTTTAATACATCGCCTTCGCCTGCAATGTCGTGTGAGCCAATCATATGCGTTAAAAACTTTTCCCACGATTGCATGAGATTAGGCTTATTCAGCAAGGCTAAAATCGGGTGATTAGCAACTGACTCGCCTTTTTCATTGACCAAAATAACAGGACATTCAATAGCGGCTTTTTGCTTTGCCATAATGCAAGCGCGAACGGTCGGATTATCACGATAGCCTTCTGTAGCAAATGCGACAAACTCACGCGCCGACCAAGTAGCCGAGTTTCTTTGCATGATCGAACGTATGGCATTAGAGGACTTTTCCTCTTTTTTCCAAAATTGCCACCATTTCGACATTATAAAAATCTCACTTTCGGTTCGGTTTTGTGTGACAACATATCGTTGATTGCGTCACACATGGGGTCTATTTGGTCATCATGGTCATGGGCGTTGTCTGCCGTAAACGCCTCGCACTCTGCAATAAAATCGTTAATGTATGCGGCATTACTTGGGACGTTGACATAGCCCGACTTGATGTACGGCGTAACGTCTTGCACGCGGGTTAATTTGTCGATGTTTCGCTGTTGAGCTTTGACCGGGATTTTTCCGTCATGCTTGATGCTTTGAATCAGCCCTGTGCCGCTTGCCTTGTCCTCAATGACCATCTCGCGTAATGCACCAAGACCTTCAACCGCCTTATGCTTATTCCAAAACGCAATCGCACGTTCTTTTAGCTCAGGAGCTTCCCACTTCGACCTAATTAAATCTAACAAGTATATTTTTGAATCTTCGCCATAACCCCAACACTCAAAGACGGAATAATCATTCTGTTCCTTTGTTTTTTGCGCCGTGTCTGCGTAGATTTTTCGGTATTTAATGACTGGCAATATGTCGTAACGAACAAACCACTCACCGCGAATAATTTCACCGCCGACAACGATTGGGGTCTGTTGGTAGAGTGATAGCCACGATGTTGTGTCCATTAGCTGTTTACGTTCTAGCAAAAACTCAACAGATTTATGCTCAGGGAAAAGAGCTTCACCTTCTTTTCTGTGCTTTTCGTCTTGCGTCGCAATAGCTGGATAACTTAAAACTTTGACGTCAGGATATTTTTCAATGAGTCTGCCAATTGGGTCGTCAATATGCCAACGAGTAAGAATACAAAGCAGCGCGGCATCTTCACTAAACCGAGTAAAGAAGTCGTCAGTGAACCAATCCCAAACACCATCACGAATAGTTATCGAGTTGGCCTCTTTGCGACCTTTTAACGGATCATCAATAACGCCTAAATCTAACCCTTCACCAGTGATTGATCCGCCAACAGTTGTATTTCTAAAATATCCTGCATGGTCGCAATACTCTAAAATCTCTCTGTTTCTGATTGAGTCAGAGCCTAGCGAACCTTTAGAGCCTATCTTTGTCTCAGGAAATATTTCTTGATATATTTCTGAGTCATAAAGACGCTGTAAGCGTAGGTTTGCCCGAACGCCAAGTCTTTCACTAAATGATGTATAAATCGTCCTTAAATCAGGGTTTTTACCTGCCAACCACGCTATAAAATCAATAACCTGAACTGACTTTCCGTGCTGCGGTGGTGCTTGGATGACTAATTTAGGCCGCTTGCCAGCCATTAAATCATCAAAAAACTTTTGTAGTTCATGGGCAACTTCTTCTTGCCACCAGCCCCACTTGTCTTTTGGATTTATTAACTTTCTGAACGATAAAAAGTCTTTACGGGCATTTCTTATAGAGTTTTCTTTTATTAACTCTAGTTTTTTACGATTAGTGATTAATGCCAAGTTTTTCTAACTCCGATTTTAACTCGTCGTCAGTCAGGTCTTTTACTTCGTCAACTTTTACATCATGTTTATTTTCGGATTTATCAACTATCAAGCCGAGTAGCTTGGCCTTACCCATTGTCGCACCAACCGCCGCACTAGCCTGTGGAGTCATTGCTCCTAATGCGACTTGGCGTGCTTCTTCTAGCTCTGCAATAAGGTCATCTACGTTGATATTGTGGCGTTCTGCGTGCTTGGCTCTTAACTCATCCAATCTCGCCGTAATCTCCACCTTCTTCAACATCTCATACGCTTTATTATTTACCGATTCAGGCTTCATCTTTTCGCAATTATAAGACTGACGATAAGCCTCAGAAGCGTTGCCTAACTCAATATAGAGATTGCAGAATTTTTCTTGTTTAATCGTTAGCTTCATTACTTAAGTCCAGCAATAAGCCACAACACAAAATAAACTATCCAGCCAGCGATACACACAACAGCCATAAAGCAGAATATTAAAAATGCTTGGAATAGTCGCTGAATGATTTTCATTTAATCACTAACGCAATTAAAGCAATAAAAAATGCACTAACAATCAATCCTAAACCTGTCAGCACCCACGTCCTCAACTCTAACAACGCAGGCATGTGTACTTCAATCGCATCTAATCGCCTATCAAGGCTATCTATTATTGATGATTGATGCTCTATGCACTGCATAATGCTTTTATTCTGTTCTTGAATAACAACAAGCTGCACTAATGACTCGCTGATTTTAACAATCGCGTCATTTAATCGCGTGTAATCACGCACTAATATATTGTGACCGTTTTCGAGATTTTGCAGACGAGCCTCGTGTTGCTCACTCAATTCTAAGCCCCTTATTCTTCGCCTTCGCGCAAAAACACACCGATAGCCGCGCATATTGCAGCCGCAGGTACGGAGTAAGGTGCAAACACTGGCACACTAGACAATGCAGCCAATGCAGCAGACAAACTTGCCCATGTCGAAGCCTCTTTGAATCGTGAGGATTTCATTGTGCCACCTTCGGATTAACTAT